TATCTTACTAGTATTTTTTGGGAATGTCAACCATTCCCAAGCTTCTTAATTTGAAAGAGATTAGATCTCTCACTCTTTTTAATTTTTTTATATTGCTTGATGATTTTATCAATCTCCTTTTGAGAGACACTAACTTTCAACTCATCTTCATTTTCAATGAAACCAAGACCACCCTTTTCAGTGTTTTCTTTACCCTCAACATATTCATTGATTACATCTTGGATCTCATGACGAATCAATTGGTTTACTTGGTCACGAATATTATCATCAGATTTTTTCATTTTCTTTTCTTGTCTTTCTTTGGTTTGTTTCCCCAGAGTTTTGGATTGACAGTTCCATATCCAAAGTCAATCTTTTGTACAGCACCCTTTCCATACTTATCATAGTACAAATCAAAAAGATCTACCTTTTTTTTACAACGAGTTAGATCAACATAAGTTTGTCCATCAACAACATACCAAATAAGTTTAGCATCGTTAGGAAAACTTTTATCGTTTGCTGCTTCTATTGTTGTTTTTTCTAAAAGAATCTGACATCCATATGCAGAGGGATCATTAGGGTTAATATTATTAGTTCCCATTTTTTCTTTCTCTACATTAACATCTAAAACAGCACTCATGAACGACCACCCCAACGAATATCAGGATATGCCTCCTTTACAATTTCGTAGGTGATCTTATATTTAGATTGTAACTGTTTGTCCTTTACAAGACAAAGAATCTTTGCTTCTTCTGGATGTAAACCTTCAAGCATCTGAATAAACATTGTCTCTCTACGCAAAGATGAGAGAGAATCATTGCCCCCACGAACAAAGTTGAAAAGATGCTTGTATTCTTTACGCAGAGAAGTGTGATCAGTTCCAACAGGAACTTCATTCTCCTTGTAAGGAACATCCCCTACAGGAATCATTGAGATCACAGTATCATCAAAATTCCAAATGAGCAAAGACTTCAGAGCAGGATTCCCATACTCTTTAAGAATGTCAATCTTCTTTGCTTTAGTTCTTTCCTTACTTGCAAGTTCAAGAATTTCATGAACGAAAGGATTGGGAGGTAACTTTGGAGCCTCTGCTTTAACGGTGAATGTTTTTTTACTCGTCGTCGTCTTCTTCGTCGAATTCGTCATAACTGTTTTCAAATCGTACTGCTAAAATTTCGTCTGGTAATACATTTCCGTTTGCATCAAACATTTCTGGATGTGTGTAAACGGGTTGAGTGTTGTATATATGTTCCTTTGCCAACCATCCTACCACACCTCCTACAAAAAAGAACATAATTGAAACCAATGTTCCTATGGTCAGGGTTACTGCTAACATTTTTCTGTGCTCCAGACTATTTTTTTCTAATGTCCAGATAGAAGTTGAGGTGTAAAACAATTTCTCTTCGGAAGAGAGAAACCATTTTACCAAACTTTATCTGAAAAGTTTTCGGTGGATCTGGTTTCCTCCTCCTATTCCGTAGTAGTAACTCAACCCCACGATTTATGTGGGAATCAACATTATTTAGTTTGTTTCTTTCGTCTTCCAGGTCTTCGGTCATGACTGTACCTCCACGCATCTTCTAGGATGCCATACAAATAAACTTTAATTTTTCTTGCCTGTGGTTTTGGAATATGTCCGTAACCTTCACGCAATTGTTTGTGAACACTATCACTTCCTCCCTCAATATATTCATCAAGGTCCATAGTGAGTTCGCTAATTTCACTTGCAGTCGCACTCTCAATGAATAAATCGATTTCATGTTTTTTAATTTTGTTTGCCTTCAAATAATCATAGAACTTTAAGTTCATTTGACCCTCAAAAGCATAATCAATAGCATGTTCAATTAAATCATAGATGTCGTTGAGGTTTGTTTCCATCAGACCAAGTTTTGCTCCCGCAGATACTTAACAGTTTCAGTGCATCCACCAATCAGTATATCATCTTTGACCACTCTTGGGAAGGTAGAACCCTGCCCAAACTTACCATAAAATTCTTCACGGGTGTAGTCCCTGTTAAGTTTATATATGACATGCTTGATTTCTGCTAATTGTAGCACCTGTTCCACCTTAGTGCAATAGGGGCAACCATCCTTAGAATAAACAGTAAACATTACTTTTGAACCTCCTTCCAATCATTATCAAAAATTTCCAGACCCTTGTCTGTGAGAATGTGATCATACATCTGATCAAATACTTTTGGTGGCATTGTTACCACTTGTGCTCCATTGTACCATGACCTCACGGCACGATGCACACTGCGGATAGATGCAGAAAGAACTTGTGTCTTCACATTGTGGAATCGATACATATCAGCAATGCCACGAACAACCTCCAGACCTGCTACAGATTGATCGTCCAACCGTCCTACAAAGGGTGAGACATAAGTTGCTCCAGACTTTGCTGCAAGGACCGCCTGAGCAATGCTAAAGATGAGTGTGACGTTGACTCTAATGTTCTCGTCTGACAGTACTTTACAGACCATCAGACCCTCGCGTGTGCAGGGAACTTTAATGGTTGCCACATCACCAAACTTTTTAGCAAGACGATATCCTTCAGAATACATTGTATCAAAGTCACCAACAACTTCCATGCTGATGTCTTTGATGCCAATCTCTTTAATCTCTTGGTAAACATCCTCTGGATTTTTACCACTCTTCATAATCAAAGTAGGATTGGTAGTAACCCCATCAATTAGTCCAGTGTCATAATACTTTTCAATCAGCAAAGTATCAGCTGTATCAAGAAAGATTTTCATATAATTGTGAGTGTACTTCATGGATTGTGATTCTTGTTTTCTTTAATTTTTTGATATCCCCAGACTGCCAGGGTGCCGATTCCTAGACCAGCAATACAACATAAAAACATATGAAAAAGATGTTCGTAAGTAGAGTGATCAGCGTGATTCATTATCCAAAGTAAATTACACTAAGAGTAAACACAAGAAAAATAATAACAGTAAAAATCATTAAACCTATGCCTGCCCAGATAACCCAGTTAGGCATAGGTTCATAGTTATGAGACATGAACGTGTCCAATCATACCAGCGCCCTTGTGAGGAGCACACCAGTAAGTATAGTCTCCTGCCTCCGAAAATGCAATATCAAAACTCTCACCAGGAGCAAAAGCAAGTCCTTCATGTGAGAGTTCTGGATGATCTTCTACAACAACATTGTGTGGAGGAAGCATGTTGTTGACAAAGTGAACTGATTCTCCAGCAGCAATAGAAACCTCTGCTGGTTCAAATACTAGATTACCATTAGCACCCATTTGGACATCAACTGCCCATGCAGGAAGTGCGAAAAACATTGTAGATAAAAGTGCAAAAAAGAATTTCATTAGGTATTTGCAACTACTATATCTATAAAAAAAGATCCTCCGAAGAGGATCTCTGTTAGGATATCAAAGTGCGTTGCCTCTCGGTAGCACTTCTTCTGGAAATACAAAATTTTCATGTGGTTGATCCACTGATGCCATCCAGTTACGAAGTCCTTCATTCAGAAGGATGTTCTTGGTGTAGAAAGTTTCAAACTCTGGATCTTCAGCAGCACGAATCTCCTGACTTACGAAATCATAAGCCCTAAGATTAAGAGCAAGACCAATAATCCCCAGACTACTGACCCAAAGACCCATGACAGGAACAAAAAGCATAAAGAAATGAAGCCACCTCTTATTGCTAAAGGCGATACCAAAAATCTGGGACCAGAATCTATTAGCCGTGACCATAGAATACGTCTCTTCCTCTTGAGTCGGTTCAAAACCTTTGAAAGTATTTGACTGTTCACCATCTTGATACAAAGTGTTCTCTACTGTAACACCATGAATCGCAGAAAGCAATGCACCACCAAGGATACCTGCAACACCCATCATGTGGAAGGGGTTGAGTGTCCAGTTATGGAAACCTTGGAGGAACAGGAGGAAACGGAAGATTGCCGCCACACCGAACGAGGGGGCAAAGAACCAACTGGATTGCCCGAGAGGGTACATGAGGAAAACGCTGACAAACACAGCAATCGGACCAGAGAAAGCAATCGCATTGTATGGTCTAATCCCTACGAGTCTGGCAATTTCAAATTGCCTGAGCATAAATCCTATGAGAGCAAAGGCTCCGTGGAACGCCACAAAAGTCCAGAGTCCCCCAAGTTGGAGCCACCTGACAAAATCTCCCTGAGACTCAGGACCCCAAAGTAGAAGAAGAGAATGACCCATAGCGTCAGCAGGACTTGACACTGCTGCCGTAAGAAAATTAGCACCTTCAAGGTAGGAAGACGCCAGTCCGTGGGTATACCAGCTTGTAACAAACGTCGTGCCAGTAAGCCAGCCACCAATTGCAAGATAAGCAGTGGGAAAAAGAAGGAGTCCAGACCAACCCACAAAGACAAAGCGATCTCGTTTAAGCCAGTCATCAAGGACATCGAACCACCCCCGTTGTGTTTGTTGTAATGTTGATGCTACCAATTTTTTTTACCTCCTTTAAGTAAAATAGTTGAGGCCAAGTATCTTGAATAATCTCAGCCAGTTTGTATGGTGTTTGCGAACTTATCATATCTTAACACAAACTAAGAGAAAAAAATAGGGGACCGAAGTCCCCTTAGTTGTTTTCCTAATAAATGTCTTTTATTAAGATTACGAGTATCAACCGATAGCAGGAGCGGTGAGTGCCACAGGAGTGGTCTCAGCAGCAGCAAGGTCAAGAGGGAAGTTGTGAGCATTGCGCTCATGCATTACCTCCATGCCCAGACCAGCACGGTTCAGAACGTCAGCCCAGGTGTTAATTACACGACCTTGACCATCAATGACGGACTGGTTGAAGTTGAAGCCGTTGAGGTTGAATGCCATGGTGCTAACACCAAGAGCAGTGAACCAGATACCGACAACAGGCCAAGCAGCAAGGAAGAAGTGCAGTGAACGGGAGTTGTTGAACGAAGCGTATTGGAAGATCAGACGACCAAAGTATCCGTGTGCAGCAACAATGTTGTAAGTCTCTTCTTCTTGACCGAACTTGTAACCATAGTTCTGGGACTCATTCTCGGTGGTCTCACGAACCAGCGAAGAAGTAACCAAAGAACCGTGCATTGCACTGAACAGAGAACCACCGAAGACACCAGCAACTCCAAGCATGTGGAAGGGGTGCATCAGGATATTGTGCTCTGCTTGGAAGACAAGCATGTAGTTGAAAGTACCACTAATGCCCAAAGGCATTGCATCAGAGAAAGAACCTTGACCGAAAGGATAGACCAGGAAAACAGCAGATGCAGCAGCAACAGGTGCAGAGTATGCAACGCAGATCCAAGGACGCATACCAAGACGGTAGGAAAGTTCCCACTCGCGGCCCATGTATGCATAGATGCCGATGAGGAAGTGGAAAACAACCAGCTGGAAAGGACCACCGTTGTAGAGCCACTCATCTAGGGAAGCAGCTTCCCAGATAGGATAGAAGTGCAGTCCAATAGCATTGGACGAAGGAATAACAGCACCAGAGATGATGTTGTTTCCGTACATGA